CTAATTGATAGTAACGTGCCAACCTCAATGATTTCAAAGAAGGACAACATCCGGCACAAAAAACATGGAGAAAGGCAAAATGAACATTGATAAACTTAGAGAGCAGTTAGAAATTGATGAAGGAGTTGTATATAAAGTCTATCTTGATCATCTCGGGTATCCTACTTTTGGCATCGGTCATCTTATTACTGCTGATGACCCAGAGAGTGGACAAAAGGTTGGGACTACCATCTCGGACGAAAGAGTTCGACAGGCATTCGAAACCGATGTTGTATCTGTAATCGAAGACTGTCACAAATTATATAATGACTTTGATGAGTTGCCTGAAGAGGTACAACAAATTATAGCGAACATGATGTTTAATATGGGTAGAACCAGGTTAAGCAAGTTTCGTGGTATGAAACGAGGAGTTGATAACAGAGACTGGAACGCAGCCGCTGACGAAATGGTTGACAGTAGATGGTATCGACAAGTCACTAACCGAGCAGATAGACTCGTGCAAAGAATGCGAGCTGTTCAAACATAAAGAAGAGGAGGATGTGATGTTTCCTTATACCCAAGAGGAGCTAGATTGGCTCAACGGTAAGTAAGGAGGGGGGTCCGGTTATTAGGCAAACTGGACCCCGTGTTGTGTCCTCACTCGTAACAGGAGGAAAAAGAAAAAACTATGGTAAAATCTATATTGGGCATCTGTTCTGCAGCTTTGTTCATAATCATTTGTTTTAGCTCACTCGCTACTAGAGTGGTTGCAGGAGATGATTGGAAAAAGTCAGAACATAATTGGAATATACAGTATAAGGACTTTGGTTTAGAATTAAGAAACCAATACAGGTCTGATTATGATCATGCAGAAGTGTCTTACAAGATTGCTAAATCTATAACAGCTGCTTTTCGTGCATCCGAAGAAGACGGTGAAAGAGAATACCGTCCTAAGGTTACACACGAAGTATTTTCCTGGTCACAGAACAGAGATGAAAACGGAGACGGTGGAATCTTTGGTTTGAAACTAGGACATAGAGTGGAGTATAGACACTGGGAAAGTGAAGCAATAGATGATAACTGGCGTTATCGTATCATTGCTAAAGCATCTGCTAACTTAGGTGACAAATTACAAGCGTGGGTAGCAGTTATACCTCGTTGGGAATTTGGAACCGGTAAAGAAGATGATTTTAAAATAGACGATATTAGAAATCAAGCTGGATTTAATTTTAAGTTTAACGAGAACCTAAACTTCAGTCCGTACGTTGAGTACGATACTGATAAGGACTTTAAGAACGGTACCGCAATAGTCGGTACTCAACTATCTTATAATTTTTAATTAGCCAACTATAGGGCCCATTGATTCAGTGGGCCCTTTTTTATATTATGGAGGATTATTAAATGGACGTTATAACCCTAACAAGTTTTTATGCCCTTGTTGGCTTTCTTTTAGCTTCTTACTCTGTTGTCGGTAACGACTCTGTACAGACTCTAGGAACATTCATTGCATCAAATTCACAAAAGTTTAAATGGTACTATCTCTGGGCTGGTGCCACAAGTGTATTGTTATTTACATTGTGGTATGGATGGGCTACGAATGGTGGAGACATATCATATGGTAGGTTAAATAAAATACCATACGCAGAGGTACAATGGTATCATGCTTTGGCTCCTGGAATACTATTACTGTTAACTAGAGTTGGTATACCAGTATCAACTACGTTCTTAGTTCTTAGTGCATTTGCATCTACATTTGTATTAGAGAAGATGCTTGTAAAAAGTGTCATGGGATATGGTTTGGCTGCAATTGTTGCATATATAGTTTGGTTTGCAATTGCAAAGCAGCTTAATGAAAAAGATGATCCTGTACCAGAAAATCGTAAACGGTATTGGAGAGTAGCTCAATGGTGCACGACAGGCTTCTTATGGTATACTTGGCTTAGTCATGACTTAGCTAACATAGCAGTATACTTACCAAGAGTGCTTTCTGTTGAATGGATGGTTGTTGTGTCGTTAGTATTCTCAACATTGTTAGCATGGATCTTTTATGAACGAGGTGGAAAGATTCAGAACATAGTATTAGAAAAAACTAATACAAGATATGTTAGGTCAGCTACAATAGTTGACTTAGTTTATGCATTCATATTATTATTCTTTAAACAGTATAATGATATACCTATGAGTACCACATGGGTGTTTGTTGGATTGTTATGTGGACGTGAACTTGCAATTGCTACTGTGAGCAATGGCACATACAAATTGAAGTCTGTCTTTCCAATCATAGGAAAAGACTTTCTGAAAATGATGATCGGACTAGGAGTCAGTATTGCAATAGTGTTATGTATACACTATGTGTTGACCTAACCACAAAGAAGTCATATAATTATAACATGAGTAAATTCTGGACAAATGTAAGTCTTCAGCGTAACGACTTGCTGGTGAGAGGTGTGGAGAATGGTAAACGATTCAAGAGTCGTATACCTGTACAGCCGCATATATATGTTGATGATCCAACCGGACAAAGCGATTGGAAATCTATAGACGGCAAGCCAGTTATACGAAAAGACTTTCCTAATGTAAAAGCAATCATGGACTTTCGTAACATCCATGACCCCATAGAAAACTTCAACCAGTATGGTTTACAAACATCTAAGTCGTGGTATTACATCTACTATGATTATTTGTATAGTGAGTATCCTGGTACAGTTGATTATGATCCTAAACAAATCAAGACAGCTATTATTGATATAGAGGTTGCAGCTGACGAAGGCTTTCCTGATATAACAACAGCACCTAAACCTATAACAGCAATTGCTGTTGCATATGGTTCGTATGTTGCTGTGTGGGGTTGTGGAGACTTTAAGTCTCAAGATGATACTCATTTCTATATTAAATGTAAGGACGAGCATGACCTATTATCTAAGTTTGTAGACAACTGGTCTAAGTTACAGATAGATGTTATCTCTGGTTGGAATACAGAAGCATTTGATATACCATACTTAATTAATAGATGTCATCAAATTATTGGTGAGAACCAAACAAAGAAACTATCCCCTTGGCGTATGCTTGATGAGAATAGTAGACTAAAAGCTATGACTGGTCATAGTGGTTGGGACATTGTTGGTATTAATCATATCGACTATCTTGCAGCCTATAAAAAGTTTACTTATTCTCAACAAGAAAGCTATTCGTTAGATAATATTGCTAACGTAGAACTTGGTGAACGTAAGATTGATTATAGTGAGTATGGTGACCTTATGGGTTTGTATAAGAATAACTTTCAAAAGTTTATCGAATACAACATTAAGGACGTTCTACTTGTTAAGCGTCTCGAAGAGAAGATGAAACTTCTTGAGTTGATGTATGCGATTGCTTATGATGCAAAAGTTAATCTTAATGATGCATTTACTTCTGTGAGGTTATGGGATGTGATGATAACTAACTATCTACTCGATAAGAAGATTGTTGTACCTCGTGTTGGTAACGGTGAGAAAGATAGAAAGAATGTTGGTGGTCATGTTAAAGATCCTCATAAAGGAATGCAAGAGTGGATTGTTAGCTTTGATCTCAACAGTCTATATCCTCATTTGATTATGCAATATAATATCTCACCAGAAACATACAAAGGTATGTCTGAACACAGAACAAGTATTGATAATATACTTGATGGAGGTTACGATCATATCCAGCACGACGAGTTTACTATAGGTGGTAGTGGTGCTTTGTATAGTAAAGACTTCAGAGGGTTTCTACCTACACTGATGGATAGAACATACCAAGACCGAGTTGTGTTTAACAACAAGAAGAAAGAAGCACAACGCAAACTACAGAAGATGGATAAAGACGATCCTGAGTACACCAAGACAGAGAACGAAGTAGCTGCAATGCATAACATGCAAATGGCTAAGAAGATTCAACTTAACTCTGCTTATGGTGCTCTTGCTAATCCATACTTCAGATGGCATAAGATGGAACATGCAGAAGCAATTACTAAGTCTGGACAACTAGCAATCAGATGGATTGAGAATAAGATCAACGATTACTTTAACAACGAGTTCAATAGAGATCCTGTTGCAGGACACGATAAAGATTATGTTGTAGCTATTGATACTGACTCTGTGTATGTTTCATTTAAGAGAGTTATCGAGAGTGGAATGTTACATGATCCAGAGACTGGTGAAGTATATACATTACAAACTGATAGAGAGTTACTTGTTGAAGCTGTACATCATTATGTTAAGAAAACTATAGAACCTTTGATTGATAAGTGGTACAAAGAACTTGCTAGTTATACTAATGCTTATGCTCAGAAGATGATCATGAAGAGAGAAGTGATAGCTGACAGAGGTGTATGGACAGCTAAGAAGCATTATGCTCTTAATGTTTGGGACAACGAAGGGTTCAGACTTCATGACAAATCCTATCTAAAGATTATGGGTATCGAATCTGTTCGATCATCTACACCAAGAGTTTGTCGAACTGCTATTGATGATGCTCTAAGAACTATGCTTAATGAATCTGAGGAAGACTTTATAAACTTTATTGCAAAGTTCAAGAAAGACTTCTTTGCAATGCCATTTGAGGATGTAGCTTTTCCTCGTGGTGTTAGTGATATAAAGAAATGGGAATATAATGACGGTAAGCATATTGCACCTAAGAAAGGTTGTCCTATTCATGTGAGAGGTTCCATCACATTCAACAATATGATAAGACAAAAGAACTTACTAAGTCAGTACCAGGAAATAAGTAATGGTGACAAGATCAAGTTTTGTTATCTTAAATTACCTAATCCTACAATTGAGCACGTAATTGCATGCCCAGCTGCGCTACCTAAACAATTCGGTCTCGATAAATATATAGACTATGATAAACAATTTGAAAAGTCATTTCTAGAACCAATGGACTCAATAGCTCAGTCAGCAGGACTGAGGACCGAGAAGATTGCTACTCTGGAAGACTTTTGGAACTAGGAGAACAACAATGGCAAAAACAGAAATGAACTTAGACAGTTTTGATTTTGGATTCTCTGCTGTAGATGAAAATGAACTAGAGGCGGTCACAAAAGTTGAGAGTAAGTTACAAGAGACATCATCTACTGTAACAGAAGCTCAAGCTAATGCTCAAGCTGCACAAAGCAAGCTAGATCAAATGTATAATGCTGTGATACCTCTATTAAACAATCTTCAGAAGAACCCAGAAAAGGAATACATCTTTTGGCCTGATAGGCATAATAAAGTTGAACAGTTTAGAGATAAGTTGACCATACTATACAAAAGCTAATCTTGGAGGATCGCATTGCAAACAGCAACGCTAAACAAAGGGACTAAGATAACATACAATTATGAAAACGGTGATGCATATCGGTTTGGTAAGACACACGGTGAAATATTTACTACAGATTGGAGTGTTGACTACGAACCGTTATCAAGTATAATAGAAGATATGAAAGCTAAGACTACTTACTTGTGGTCTGTTGCTTGTTTAAAAGAATATGACTTTAAGGTTACGTTTAGATTTATCGGACAATCGGATGCCGATTATTTCCAAAGTAAATATTGTAGTTAATGTGAGAGGAAGGTATTATTAGTATGAGTGGAGATTTAAGAGAAGACTTTTTTAGAAATCTTGTGGAGGACATGAAAGATGAAGACACAAGTATCATGGCTGACGGACAAGGTGCATCAGAGTATGGCGGTACTATTGACACTGGGTCTTATATGCTTAACGCTGTCCTTAGTGGTTCTATATATGGTGGCGTACCCAATAACAAGGTCACTGCCTTTGCTGGCGAAAGTGCGACTGGGAAGACGTTCTTCGTCTTAGGTGTTGCTAAACAATTCTTAGAAGATAATCCTACAGGCGGTATTGTGTATTATGATACAGAGGCTGCTGTTACTAAACAAATGATGGAAGAGAGAGGTGTAGACACTTCTCGTGTTATTATATCTGAACCAGATACTATACAGAAGTTTAGAACACATGCATTGAAAACAATAGATGCATATAGTAAGACTCCAGAAGATAAAAGACCACCTATGTTATTCATATTGGATAGCTTAGGTTTACTTTCTACTGAGAAAGAATTAGCTGATAGTACAGAAGGTAAAGATGTACGAGACATGACTAAGTCACAATTAGTCAAAGGTACGTTTAGAGTACTTACGCTTAAGTTGGCTAAGATAGATGTACCTATGATTGTTACTAACCATGTATACGAAGTGATTGGTTCGTACATGCCACAGAAAGAAATGGGTGGAGGTTCTGGATTGAAGTATGCAGCTTCTACGATTGCATATCTATCCAAGAAGAAAGTGAGAGAAGGTACTGACATTACTGGTATTATTATTAAAGCTAAAATGTTTAAGTCAAGGATTGCTAAAGAAAATGCTGAAGCAGAAGTTCTATTGAGTTATACAAAGGGGCTGGATAGATACTATGGATTGTTAGAGTTTGGTGAGAAGAAAGGTATCTTTACTAAAGCTGGTAACAGATATGAGATTGGTGAATCTAAGTTGTACGGTAAACAGATTCTTAGTAATCCAACAAAGTACTTTACCAAAGAGGTACTAGATCAATTAGACAAAGCTGCTAAAGAAGAATTTAGTTATGGAGCGCTAAGTGATACAGAAGAAAATAATTGAAGGCCTGATATCAGATGATGCTTACTTACGGAATACTAAACCTTACTTAAAAGAAGACTACTTCAAAGACTTTACTGAAAAGTTTATATACAAACTAATTAATGATTATGTCGATAAGTATAATAAATG